TTTGCTATTATAGCCCCTGTTGCCGTTAATGCACCTGTACTAACTGCACCACTCACCTGAAACCTTGCACCATTATCTGTGGTTGTGCCTACGAGTAGGTTGCCGCCACTTGTTATGCGCATACGTTCAGTATTACCACTTCCAAAAGCTAAAGTATTTGGTGTGATAATTAACAAATCTGTTGAGCTACCTGAACCGATATATCCTGAATAACTTGTAAATGCACCAATTTCAGAGCCACCTAAATATAAACGCATACGGCTATTAGAAGCAGCATCTCCGACAATTAAAAGTCTTTCGTTAGGCGAAGTGGTTCCAATACCTAAGTTACCACTTGCGTTTAACGTCATAGCTTGTGTAAAGGTTATAGCGTTACCTGCCGTTCCTGAAGGGGCGTTGAACCATCTATGTTGCCCACTTCCTTGGTCATAATAAGTAGCAAAGTTTGTAGTTTTATATGTGTTAGTTCCACCACTTGCAACAAAGGCGTTTGTATAAATTCTTGTATTTTGGCTTTGAGCATTAACTAAAGAAGTTGTTGCTCCTAAATCAATTACTACATCTCCACTTCTCCACGCACTCGGTGTAACTCCTAATCCTAAATTGCCTGAAGCATCATTAATTAAATTACTATTCCCCACCGTTGTACTTCCTGTAAACTTAGGTAGGTAGTTAGTAGTGCCTGTACCTGTTACAGGGTTGGTTAATACGCTTTGGTATTGCGGAATATTTAAAGTAGAGCCTACTAATGTAGCCGCCCCACTTGTGCCTGTGGTTGTTAAGGTTAAAATGTTTTGTTTTGTCTGAATCCTACTTTGTACGTTGGTAAGTGAATCGGTAAACCTTTGAACCCTTGTGTAAGGCAATAGCATAGCCGCCGTATCGCTTATATTTAGTTTCAAAGCATTTTGTGATGTAGTAGTATAAGTATTGTTATCAACGCTTCCATCCGCTTTTAAAAACTGTGATGAAGTGCCACCGTTCTTTACTAATGTAGTAGCTTCCAATGTACCTGTAATCGTTGCAGCATTGCCACTCCCGCTTGTTTTGTTTACTATTAAACCTTCCCCATTGCCGCCTTTGGTAATATTTAAAGCAACTCCACTACCAGATCCATGATTGATTATAACATTACCAGAATTTCCAGATACATTAAATGTTTTTTGACCCGTTATGGTTTGGCTTGTAGTTAAATCAACAAAGTTTTGTGTTGATGACCCCGTACCTCCATTTGCTATTGGAACTATTGAAGTTGTTCCTAATACACCTGCACTTGTATTTGTAACAATACCCGCAGTTGATAAACTGTTTATACTGGTAACACCTGCGCTGCTAATTGAAATTGCATCAACATTATTGCCAGATGTATTTGTTACACCTAAAACCATATCGTTGCCAGTAAACGACAAATGATTGCTAGTTGATTTTATATAGCTACCATACAATATTCCAGACCCAACTGAAGTTCCTATTTTCAAAAAATCAGTACTAAGGCTATTTGTGTTTTTTCTTATATTTAATTCCTGACTTAGAGATATACCTGCATCGGCTTGTATTCTTAATACGGACAAGCCTGCGCCTATCCTCATACTATCTCCAAATGCTTTAATCCCAAATACCGTTTGCGCCCCAAATGTTCTAACTACTTGGTTTAACAATCCCGTTGTATCGCTATCCCTAAAGTAAGGCGCTAACATACTAGCCGTATCGCTTATATTCACTTTGGTAGCTGCAAGGCTATCTAAGCCTTGTTTTAATCTTGCCCTTGTAGTATATCCATTCGCAAATAAAGTGTCGCTAATGAGCTTATATGCGCTTAAATTACCGCCTGTTGCAATAGGTCGCCAAAAGCCCCTATATCTATAATACATTACGCTATCCCTTGCAATTGTTAAGGCAATAGTATCCGCCGCCGTAAATTGGCTTGTATCCTTACTACCAATCCCAATACCGTTTACAAACTTAGTCTTGGCTGAAGTTGGCGCAAATTGCCCAAAAGAAACAAAACTTGAAATAAGGAATAAAAATGTTAATAGTTGTTTCATTATATGTATTGAATTGTTATTGTTTCACCCGCCGAAAAGCTATATTCTCTTTGTAAAGTTCCTGCTGCGGTATCAAATAGTAATTGATCACCCGTTGGTGTTCCACTTGTTATAATTTGCCCCGAACCTATGCCGCCTACTAAAACCAAAGAAACTATCCTACCAACTAATCTTGCATCACTTATAACATTGCTATCTGTAGCGGCTACCCAAATAGTAGTAATGCTACTTGAATTAATTAAAGCAACTAATTGAGCAATAGTAATCTTTTTAGTACCGATATTACTTACATCGTAAATAGCCAACAAGTCCGATAATACTGGTATCGTTGCCGCTAATTGGTCAATCCGTTTATCAAGTGCCATAATTGTAATTTGTAGGTACTGCGCAACGGTCTGCGATGTACGGTAATTTAATGGTGAATGATAACTGCGCCCCTGCTAAATAGTCTAATTCGCTTTCATTGGTCAAAGTAATTGTGCAATCTTTTGATACATTCCAAATAGGATTGTATTTTTGGTAAAGCAATTGGGCAAATATATCTTTTGCCACTTCTCTCATGTCGCTTGTTACCTCTAATTCGTTATAGGTTTTATCGGTTTCGCTTCCACCTTGTACGGTTCTATCCATAAAGAATAAACTAGCCGCCATTATATTATCCGCGCTTGAAATAGTTTCACTAGGGTAAGGCATAAAACAAGCGGGATAAACTACATCTAAACGCAAAGCATCGTCAATATCACCAAACACAAACGTATTAATTTGCTCGTGTGCCTCTGCTATTGCTTTTATTCTTTTGACTATTTGGTTTAAGGTCATCTTTCTTTTTTTGCTGCTCGATAAATTTTTGTAACTTTTCTTGATTTTTCAAATGATAAGTCTTATTGCTCATCTGCATCCTTTTTTATATTTAGAATCCGATACCTGATAACTACCATTATCACATTTGCAATCATTGCCCATATAAAAAGTAGTTGTGTATGCGTTTATTTTTGGAATCTCAATGTCGATGCCAGTTCCAGGTTCATCATATTCAGGGAATAAAGTATGGTTTTCTAATAAATAGTTAGCCATCTTTTGACCATAAAACTCCGCCTTTTTCTTAAACCTATTAGCTTCGCTTATAATTTCTTGTACATCGGGATTAATTGTATTGTCCGAACTTTTACGAACCAATCCTTTGTTGTAAAGTTGGTACGTTAATGTGTTTGGGCTTTCGCTTAATACATAATAAGTCAAGGCGTCTAATAAATAATCACGCCACAATATTAAATAGTTTCCTATTGGTAAACCTGCCTCAATATCGTCTTGAAGTTTGTTCATTAATGCAGTGCCTAACAATGGTAAGATATAAGCATCTTGACAATACTTAATATCGGGCTTTACTTGCTTTTCATCCACGTTGGAATGTAAGCCTGTTCTATCTTTAATCTGTTGTACTGTAATTAGTAGTGTATTGCTGCTCATTTTATTTTCTTGTTACTATTTGAGAAAACCACCTATGCCTACAATGTGGCTTATTTGTACCGTCATCGTTCCACCATCCGCCTCTACGATCAAACACGCTATATCCAACTTGCGCTGATATTTGTTCAATCTCGGCTCTTGAATAAAGTCTATCCAAAGTCATTAATTGTTTGCAAAAATCCCTTGAAGGATGCGCCGCCGAATTGCGTTCATTGGCAGGTATTTCTGGAAGCCACTCGTAAGAATAGCGAACCAAAAATTGTGTAGTTTGTGGCTTTATTTGCTCAACAATCTTTGCCAAAGGTTGTGTTAGTTTACGCTCTATTACAATGTTTGTTTGATCGCCTTTGCCTATTGTAGTTTGTTGTGTACTTATTAAACCTTTTTCAATTGCCGCGCTTATAATATCGGTAACCCTTCTAACGGTTACGTTTAAAGTATCGGCAATTACCTCTGGGGTAATACGCTTATCCTTTGCAATTAAATCCAAAACATTGCTTTCTATTTGTGTAACATCAGCAAAGGCTTGTAGTTCCGTTTGGTCATTAAACCTTACACGCGATACAAGTACATTATAGTTTTGCTTACTATCGCCAAACTTAGCAAATATACTTACCTCGTCTTGCGCCGACATTTGAGTTGGTAATTCATCAACTCCTAACATTGTATTTATATCGTCATCACTTAAACCAAGTGCGCTTTTAAGCATTACGGTTGCGGCTTCTTTTGTTAATTTGCCTTGTCCTACTTGTCTAATGATGCGAAGCAATTGTTGATGTTGTTTGCCCGTTAATGAACGCAAAGCCTCGTTTGTTGCACCCAATGGAACTTGAACGCCTTGCTCGTTTGTTGGTTGGTATTTACTAGCATCAATACCCGCTACCTCAAACAAGTATTCTTTAGGCGCACCCATAGCTATTAAATCGGCAAAGGTTACTTGTAATCCAATAGGATTTACAGGCATAATTTTTAAAACCTCATTATAACCCGCATAACGTGCCAACATATTGAACACGCCTTCCAATAACATTTGCTTATCGTTGGCATATGTGTTTTTAAATATTTCGTAAGCATCCTTTAACTCGGTGCTTGTGCCTAACTTTCCTGGTTGAGCAATACCAAACAATGAAGGTGAAGTAATTTCATGCCCCGCAAATATGTTATTTTGTATTAACGTATCTACGGCGGTAAAATCTTCCTTAGTCATATCGGATGCGCCTAAATCATCGATAATGGGTTTACGAGCCGCATCGGTAACAAATGAAAGGATAAACTTTTTGCCATCCGAACCAGTGAATCTTTTTTCAAAGGTTTTTGTAATCTCCATCTTTTCGTCATCCGATGGCTCACCATTTGGCAATGTAATTAACTTCGATGGTGTAAAGCCAGTTGAAGCATTACCCAAAACGTGCTTACTTACCTCTACATCACTTTCTATAAAGTTTAATGCAGGGAAATAACCAGGAAGCGGATAAGCCATTCCGCCAGGTCTATATTCTTTTACAAATAATATTTGTACTTTTTCATTGGTATTTGGATTGAAAGCAGGAATAACCTTTGCTTCTTTCTTATCTCTACCAATAGCTAACCAATCTTCTTTATACCAAAATTGCGTATTGTCTTTGTTGGTTCTTACCCTTGTATAATCTACATGGTTTACACTTGCAATCTGTCTGCCTAATTGTCCCCAAATAACTTCTAAATAACAACCGCCAAAGGTTTCAATGTCTAAAGCTACTTTTCTAGTTAGTACATCTAACATCATTTTGTTTGCAAAAGTTGAATCTTCACCCGATTCGGTTACCCAACCATTGCCCGAAATATACTTTGCCTTGTTGTTTATTATAGCACCATGCTTTGCAGACTTGTTAAATAAGTCTAACAAGTAAGTAGGATAGTCGTTCTTTTCTCCAAATTCAATATATCCTTCGGCTCTTTTTTCCTTGTATGCAGGTTGTTTTGCTTCTGCAAATTTTAGTATGAATATGCTTTCACTCATGATGGTATAATAAATTCAGTTTCAACCCCGATAGGGCTTGTAAATATTGTTGCACTTTGCTTTAAATCCATTATGCCAGTTTCTAATAAATTAAGCCCTATTGGATTTGTATTGCTTGTGCTTGTTTGCTCGTATATGTTGTAAATGTATTGCTCTACTTTAGCGGTACTAAATAAGGTGTTTGATATGTTAAATTTATTATATCGTTGCTTGTATTGGCTTATATCGGCTGCATTAAGCAAAACAAATTTAACCTCTGTGTTTGTAGTCCTACCTGTAAATATAAATAAATAATTAGGCGAAGTTAGCAATTGCTTTTCGGTCAATGTAACAACTATATTTGAAGTAATGCCTTTTGTAAGTACTAGCATAACTTAAATAGCAAAATCATTGGTTTTGGTCAAAAACAACAATGCCCCGATATTATTCAGGGCATCGTTTAATTTTATTTATGTTTTATTAGCTTCCAACAGTTAATAAAGTAGCAGCACAAACATCGGTTACGCTTGGTGCAAGGCTTGGTTCCATAGCGGTAAAAGTAAAGGTGTAACCGTTACGATCTCCAGAAGCAGTACCAGAACCACTATTTCCAGCAGTTGCATGAAGGTGTCTAGTTTTACCTAACAACCAATATGCACCGTTTGCATCTTTAGCTACTGCAATTAATCTATTTTTTGCCAACAACAACAATTCATTTCTTGTAGCGGTTTGCATTCTATTGCAAACAATGGTCAATTCTTGTTGGTAGAAGATAGTTCCGTTTTGTACGTTGCTATTTAAGTTTTCAACAAAGAACGCCGTATCTTGGTCTTGCTCATATTTTCTAAAAACCTTTCCCGTTGCTTTGGTTATTGCAGAAACAGATCCACTAGCTTCGGTAACGCTTGTAACATTACCTTCCTCAATGAAGTAAATTTCTACCAAACCGCCAACACTATCGCGGCAATCTAAACTATATGAACTTGTTAAAGCACATGGCATGATTAATAATTTTTAAAGGGTAGGCACATTTAGTACCTACCCCGATTTTTTATACTATAAATTTAACAATCTCTGCAGGGAAAGCCACCTGAACACCAGCTTTGAAAGCTAAGTGAAACTTAACATTTCTATCATCTTGGCTATACCACATTTCCGCATTTGTTTCATCGCTTAACAAATCAGTACCGAAATACATATTTGAAAGTCTAAGACCAAACAAATCGTTTGTTCCATTTAAACCATGAACTGCAATTACTTTGTAATTTGTTCCTGGAATAGTGAACTCACCGTTTCCGATATTTTGTGAACCGTAGTTAAACAAGTTAGCATTAACGTGAGCATCAACTACTAAGTTAAATGTATCCCATCCAGAGAAGATAACAAAATCTTCTTTACCCATTACTTGTGCAGGGATAGCGTTTTTGATTCCTTTAATAACACTTAAAATGTTAGTTACGGTTAAACTTGTAACGGTTGCACTTACATATGGAGTAGTGTTTGCATCTACAACACCAGCAGCAGCGTTAATGATTTTTATAAATCCGTCGAACTTGTTTAAGTTCATGTTGGTGCTTAACTTATCACCTTGCCAGATTGCAGTTTCTAATTGCTCTGCAACTTTACCAGCTTTTCTGTCCATGTAAGCAGCCTCAAAAGGAACGCTATCTTGGTTAGTGCCTGGTCTTAATGATTCTTGTAAATACTTAGCTTCTAAATCTTTAGGGCAAAGTGCTTCTTGAATCTTGATTTTACCAACAGTCAAAGTTCTTTGAGTGAATGTAGTTGTACCAGAAGCATTGAAAGCGCAACCGCTATCATCTTGGAAAGCCGCATCGGTATCCATGATGTTTACAGTTTGAGCCGACTTTACTTCAACCATTACGTTACCTGCTGATTGAATTAATTGTTGAGTTTTTGCATCGAAAAGCGAAGAAGCGACAATCTCGTCTGCCTTCTGCTTAACGTAGTCTGTAAGTGTTCCTACTGAGAATGCCATTTTTATTTATTTTTGATTTGAGTTAATAACTTTGTAATATTTGAAAGTCTTTCTTTTTTATTGTCGATAACTTGACCGAATTTAGTTTTTTGTACCTCTGTTGGTTCAGACGCAGGAGTTTCAATTAAACCTTCAACCAATGAAACTAAATCATTGAATGCTTGTTTCAATCTAACTTGCTCTGCCATTAATTGTGGTACTCTTGCATCTTCCATTGGTGGCTTTGCTGCCTCAACAGGTGCTTCTGGCATTACAGGCTCGGCTGCTTTAATTTCATAAATCAACCCACTTGCATCAACTTCAATTGCAGAACCATCTGCCATAAGGTATTCACCCTCTGGAACAGGTACGCCATCTTTTGTAACTGCGCCGCCTATTTCTAATTTGTCAATAGATACGCTTGAACCATCCATTAAAGTGTAATCTTTAAACTCTACTGGTGCTTCTTCTGCAACTGGTGCAGCAGCTTGTTCAACAGGTACTTCGTTAAATACCGCTTTGATTTTTTCTAGTAATTCTTTTGCGTTCATAACCTAAATAGTTTTTAATTAATAATATGGTCAAATAGAAAGTATTGCCTTAATTTTTTCAAGCACTTCTTCATCACTCATAGCCTCTTTTTTTGGCTTGTATTGAAATAAACCCTCAACGCTAAAGCCTTTAATTAGTCCATCTTTTACCATGTTCCAAACGGAGTCGTTATTTACTTTAAACGATCCAAACCAACTGCCGTCTGCAATATCTTCATAACCTTTCATTGGCATTTTGCCGTTTGCCCTATCTACTATCCAGCTTTCAAACATGGTAGCACCTTCTACAATAGAACCGCCATCGTGCATAAGATTTACATTTGACTGAAAACCTTTTTGATAATACTTAATAGCTATTTTTTCAATTGTTGCTGCATTAAAAACTGCATAGTATTCGCCAAATTCTTGATCGTTTCTATAAATAGGCATATCTGCAACCATTAACGGACCAGATATAATTCTTTTTTCTAAATTGGTATTGAATTTAGCAGAACCAAAGTTGCCTTTATTATCCCATTTGCTATAACAAATTGCGGCTGCTTGGTCGCTTTCTATACCGTTGTTTATTTCGTATGCTATGCAACGCGGTATAAATTCGTCTTTTGATTCACCTGCTTTTGGTTCAATAACAAATTCGGTGAACTTCTGCCAATTCATTTGAATAGCAGGTCTATCAACCAAAGCAATGTAATTCACTTCGGTATCGTTGTTTTCATCTTCCGATATGTCTAACAAATAAACAGGTAAGTCCATAATGTATATAGTTTATTTTGGGTTTTTGGTCAAATAGCTTATCCAAAGGTTGTTTGTTTTTGTATCCTTCTAATCTTTTGTTGTGCGCTACTTATTTCGGTTTCTACTACATAAGCCTTTATTGCTCTATTACCCATTGCGTTAATACTACGTTGGTCAAGTGTTACTTGATTTGCAGCAATAGTAGTTGGGTTTAATGGTGAACCAGCGTTTAAATTAGGCGCAGATGGTACGGAAGCACCACCGCTACCACCGCCAGGAACTTGAACCGATACAATATTTTTAACCGCAGCAAAACCCGCAGCACCAACGGCAGCCGCAGAAATAAAGTTAAAAGGTGGCGGGGCAGAACCCAATGCTTGTGTAATACCTTTGTAAGTATTTATAATTGATGCAGCAATAGCCAACGCTTTACCTGCTACTGTTTCTTTGCCAGCAACCATTGAAAGATTAGTAATAGCACTTGATACCGCTTCAAGTGATTTTGTTTTAGCTTCTGCTTCTTTTTCTCCAATTTTTACATTAGCTTTTGCGGTATCTTCATTTGTTTTTACAATAGCTGCTCCCGCGGCAATGTTTTTTTCAATCATTTTACCCAAAGCCGAACTTCGCATTTGTTCTAATGAATCGGCATCGTCTTTTGCTTTTTTATCTTCAGCGGCTTTTTGTTCTGCTCTTTGTTGAGAAAGCGTTGCATAAGCATCAATATTTTCTTGTTGTTCTTTGCCTCTTAAAGCCCTACGTTTATTATAGGCATCTAATTCTGCTTGATACTCTTTATCTAATGCAGCACGTTGGGCAGCTTCAATTTCTAATTGTTTTTCAAATGCCTTCTTTGCTTCTTCTTGTCTTGTCTTGTCTAAATCTGCTGCTCTGTCTTTATCTGCATTATTTATTAACCTGTTTCTTTGTTCGTAAGCTTGACCTATAAATGTATTTCTTTCTTGTTCAGTTAATTTGTCATCATTTAAAAATTCTAGCTTTTTCTTTTGATAATCAACATCAGCATTCATTTTGGCTTGCGTGTACTTATCGTACTTGTCAGCGTTTAAATCTAAAAATCTATTTGCAGCATCTAAATTTGTTTTTGTATCTTTTTTTAACTTATCTAATGCCCTACTTGCTTCGCTTGTTACGCCTACAAAATCTGTAATTTGGTCTACTAACTTTCCTACAAAGTTTCCAAAGGTTTGTAGTCCTGGAATTGCATTTAATACCGCTTTTTTAACCGCCTCAAAGTTTGCTACAAGTAAACCTAAACCAACCGCAAGCGCACCTATACCTGTTGCTATAATTGCACCTCTTAAAGTTGAAAATGCGGTTACTACTTGCGTTTTTATTACCGCCCCTAATTGTTTAAAGCTATCTATACTTTCGCCTATTGCTTGTAGCCCTTGCGATGCAGCCATTGCTGACTGTACTTTTAATAAAGTCTTTTGTACATCTTCGCTTTCGCTACCAAATAAAGCCATACTACCCTGTAAGGCTGAAAATCCACCCGCTACACCCGCCAAAGATGAAGTTAATGCCTTAAACTTTGCATCTGGGTTAAAAGCCTCTGTTAATGCTTTTGCATCGCCTATACGGTCTTTTAATTCCCCTGCAACCTTTGCGGCGTTAATAGCTTCTTTGCTAGTTGCACCAAACTTGTCGGATAATACTTGCACCTCTTTCTGCGCCTCACGCATTGCTTTTTTAATACTACCAACCGATTCTATTGCTTTGTCGGCTTGTAACTGTACCGATAAACCTATTATCTCACTCATAAATCTATTACTTTAAGTAGTTGAATTTCGGTTGTACCTAAATCAACTGGGTTATAATCTTTTATTTTATTTAATCTAAACAAAACGCCATCTAAATAAATCAACTTACTAAAATCCAAAGTCATTATATCAACCGTATTTAGATACGCTTTACATGCTACTAATTTACTATCCTTATCCGTTATCTCTGCCATGTAAGCCGAATAAAAAGAGTTGAATAAATTAGCCGATGGATAAACCCCCGTTGGTGTAAACTGCAATGCTTGTGGTGCGCCAAAGCATAAATCACTTGTTGGTGTTACGGGATCGTTTACATGTCCACAATACAAGTAATTTGCTTGTGTTCCCAAATTGGTAACACCGTTTAAAATGTTATAAGAGTTGCAACTCATTTTCTTCATTTGCACTATTCTTATATTAAAGTCCATGCTTGTTTCGGTAGTGCCTGAAAGTTTATAAATGGCAGGATAAACTTTATCCGTTCCTGTGTTTTGATACAAAACCGAATTACTAAAACCAACTTCTAAATCGTCTGTGTCTTTGCTAAAATCAAATTCGGTATCGTAAATAAAATCGCCATAGCCTTCATTATAGCCTTTGCGATATTCCTCGTTATAAAAATCGTTATCCTCTTTGTACTTAAATCTAAAATACCTTGCATTGAGTTCACTCATTGGAATGCTTCTAATTGGTTCTTTACGATCAACCTTTTGTGAAATATCAATAGCATTTGCAGCCGTTGTTGGATAAAAACCGACGTAAGGCGCAATGATAATTTTTTTGTCATCAAATGGACTTTCGTAAACGTAAAGATTAAACATTTTTAAAATCCAAATAAAGAAGTCTTTTTGAAATATACCCTTTGGAATTATCTTATTAATCGGTATAGCTTCGCCGATGTTTATAGGTACTGCCAAACCCGTACCGCCGCCAAATGTTAATGCAATACCCGCATCAATTTCTAATACTATTGTATTAAGTCCTCTACTAGCATCTTCAACAGGTATAACCATTCTAAGCCT